CCTTTCCATCAGGCCCTTCAACCATAGGGGAGGTGTATGTTGGTGGTGGTTGGAAGGTAGCCATTATAAACTCCCCACAAGGATATGAGCCTCTAACGCCTTCAACCGCAAAGGTGTATTCGCAAGATGCCGCACGTGATGAGCCCTTCTTTTAAAAGTTCCCATGTTATCTATATAAGGTGCCTCCAAACCCAAGTCCACTGTTACTGGATTCGACCAAGCTTGTGGATTATAATCTCTATCATTTGTACGGACTGTCACAAGACTCCCCACCGTCTGATCCCCGATTACATAAAGTTTATTAACCGTCTTCCCTTTCTTTGTTCCACCATCCCAGTTCGGTGTGTAGACTTCAACGGCGAAAGGAGTTCCTGCGTCACCATAAGCTGTGTTAGAGAGTGTGTATAGGTTCCCGTCTGAAGCATCCTGCAAAACAACTTGTTGTGCAGAGTTAAAAGTTGACGATACTATAGAAAGAGATGCCACAGTTGGATCTGCCCATTGATACCATTCTAGCATCTTATCATCAAACACAAGAGTGACTCCGGAGTTCGGAAAACTCAGTCCATAAAATTTATGTCCATCCTGCTTTGCCACCCAAGAGTATACAACACTGTAGTCAACCGACTGCAGTATACGTTCGATAGGTGGCGTAGAAATTGCGGTGGCACTCAGTGCCTCCATCTTCATCACGCCGACAGAACCCGCACGGGTTGCGCTGACCCAATATAGCGCACCATCCATATCCTGAACAGTACCGGCATGGCGACATCCGTAGTTAATCTTTGAACCTTGTACAGGGGCTAGTGTACTTCCAGTCGCGTTACCCGCATCATAGAATACCTCGACACTCCACTGCTTAAGTGCAATTACGTATACCAACTGTTTAGCAACACAGACGCCTGCATCAGGTTCAATTTGCGCTTTAATAAGATTAAGGGAGTCCCAAGTGGTCAAATCGTTTACATTAGATCCCCAGATATTAGCTCCCGTATCCATAATATACATAACACCGTTAAGGAAGGCACTACCTTTAACAAGGTTATTTGGGGAGAACGTTGGTGGACTGGGTACGGCCGTGAGACCCACAGTTGTGTTGTAATAGTACATAGTGACGCCGTTCTGGAGAAACAGGCTTGGCGTCCCGCCTAAGGTAGCTCCAAACGTATATACACCGTTAGTGGAATCAACAGACCCAGTCAATGCTACCCCATTTTTATATACAACACCAACTACAACTTGATAAAGATCCCCCAGCCAATTACAAACACCATGTCCCGCACCGACAGCCCCACTGGACAGTATAACAAGACCCGGGCGCTTTACAACCCAGATCTCCCCATCAGCCTCCTTCTCAATATAAGCATTTATGAGTTTTGAGTCGAAGCTAGTCAAGCTCCCACGGTTAGTGGGAACTGCAACCAAAGGTATCCGAGGGTTCGGACCTTCTGGTTTCGACTGTTGCCCCTGTCCTTGTGCCATATCAGTGTCCCAACAATTTCGAAGGAATGTCTTTCGCAAACTCTACAACAATACCCACAACAGCCATTACAGCAGTTCCCACAAGAATAAAACCTAACATCATTTTCATGAAGGCATCCTTAATCCCTTTCCAATCATTATACATCTCCAACAAATTCTTATGTGCATTGTAATGATCCTCAGGGGCAATATAAAAGTCGGTATGATCTTCCAGACTCTTCTGTGGGTGTTCCCGTAACCGTAGGGCAATCTTCTCAATCTCTGCATCTGTTAGTGCCATTTCAATAACCTCCCGAAAATGCGTTGGTAGACTGCCCCATTCGAGCATCAGGAACAAAGGTGACATTGGCATCCTCCGTGTCCCAATCTTCAAGGGCGACTCGATACGCTTGGGCGCGTGCTTCGCATCGTGCAACTATCTCTTGAGGCTGTCCGGTAGAGAGGTCGTCGGCAAGTGCCCAACGAAGAAACATTGCCCACTCTAAAGGAAAGTTTGCATTATCGGTAAGGCCGGAGAATTGGGTGACTTGGTTTCGAAGTAAGACATGTGCAGTCCCTGTCGCCGCCGTTACATCCGGTGTGAGCCAGAAAGATACTTTCATAGCAAGCTGTTGTTTATCCACAAAGTAAGAATTAATCGCACCTTGGGTTACTGTTGTCGAAAGGCGCAACCACTCTTCCCATGACAGAACATTCAGGGGGGTCTTTATATTCTGCGCCGACAGCCAATAGCCTTGCATGATCTTAATCGGCTTAACCATGTTGACATTGCCAGCTGGATTAAATGTATAAATATTCTGCCCCGCTACCAACGTCACAGGTGTATCAGACACTAGCCAGAGTTTCTGACCTTGTGTCTGCTCAAAGTTGATAATATCATTCAACCGCATCATACCTTCAGCTAGCTGCTCACTCGAAGGGTCACTTTGTTTTCCGACGATGCCTGCGTCCATATAGCCATATCGAATGATGCGATCGGCTTGCATGTAGGATAAAGCCATCGTCATGTTAAACTCCTTGCTTGATGCAGTCTAGCAAAAGTGTCCAATGGAGAACGGCACCAGATAACCAACCCTGTGTAGATACTTGAATGTTCCCTGTGTACCCTGCATTATTAGGATTGTTGCGACCGCCGAACCAGCCGAAGTCTAGACGACCACGACCAGCGAGGGATGCAATGAGACTTGTCCCAGCTGTGTCATGCCACCACAGCATGACGGCGCATGTGTCCTGAATAGCGAACTGAATAGTATCCAGACGCAAGTTTGTTGGTACGGGAGTAAGACCACTGATCGTTGTGATATCCGCTTGCGCGTAATCACTCGTGTCCAAAATCCCTGTAACCTCAATCAGAACATTCCTCGCCCCGTCATGGACAACAGTACTGATAACTGAGTTCGCCATGATTAACGCTCCTGAGCTGCGTAGAAGAAGTCCGCTGTGATTGTGGTAGAAGCGCCGGCGCCCGACTGCATAGCCAGCGTGGGGGAGAGCGCAACTGTCGGCAGACTTGTCGGTGTGAAGCGGGCAATCGGGCCTGTAGGGCCTGTGTTTTGATTCAGCACTTGACCGACAAGACCTGCCCCCAAGTAGCACAGTACGTCACCGTATGCAGCACCATTAACTGATCGTGCATTATAAACCATTGCAATATCAATGTCTGTAGCAGCTGTGTAACCGGAAACACTGTCAGCAACAACGACAGAACCGACGGAGGAACCGGCAACGATCATTTGGAACGTCCAGGCTGTTCCGCCGTTCGTCCGCGTCGCTACCAGGCCATTCACAATCGTGGCAGGTGTGGTTGTTTCTTGAATCAATCCAATTTGCAGTACAGGGGCAGAAGCACTAGCGGCCTGCAGCCGTGCAAGGAAGGCGGTCTTTTTAGCCCCTGTCATAATATAGGAAGCCGCTGCAGATTGTATTTCTGCAATGTCCGCTGCAAGTGGTGTGGAAGAGTTTGTGGTGAAAAGAATCCGTCCACCAGTGCCGCCCTGCACAGCTGCCACAGAACCATTACCCGTAACAGTGACTGTATAGTGAGCCCCATCATAGGGAAGGAAATCATCCCAAGTGGTTGCGTAAAAGAAAGGGTTTGGCTGACCAATCAACGCAAGGGGTTGATCGTTTGTATCTTGGGTAAAGCCGGAAGGAATCCGCATTGGGGAACTTGAAGCCATGATAAATCTCCTATAGTGGTGTACACGTCAAATTGACAAGGATGCTTTGATGATACGTCCGTACAACGGGGGTGTTCTACGGGCGTATCACGAAAGCAGCTGAGTTACCCCAGCCACTCCCACAAACCTATTAAGGCCCGTTAGATCCGAACAAACCACGAGGATCAGTGCAACCCACTGAGAAGCGCATGTACATTGCTGCAAGTGCATTCTTGGTTGAGAAGTCATTATCTTGATCGAACGATGGACGCTCTCTCCAGAAGAATGTCATCCCATGTGGGCAGTTAGTTCTCACAAACCAAGCGTGCGGTGCTGTGAAGAACTGGTTGATGTGCACACCCTTAGGGAAAGCTCCGGTAGCCTTCAGCACGTTGATGTTGTTGCTCGAGCTGTTGGATTGCAGAACTGACTTCAGGATGCGAGTTGCGTTGAACCACTCTTGACGTGGTACATGCAAACTCTCGGCTTGAATTGCGATCAGATTCCCGCGGTCGGTTTGTGTACCCATGATCTGGATAGTCAAATCTTCCAAGGAAGCTTCTGCAAGGTCAGCTGCAGGGGATAGTACATTACTGTACGTACCGCCCGTTGCATTCACGTGGGAAGCTGATAGCAGCGCAACCCCGTCACCAGTTGTGAAGTATGTAGAAACAAACGCATTGTTGTACAGGAATGCAGCTACTGTATCAATCGTTTGATTCCCAGAGAACGCCAGAGCTTTCGCACGACGCTCGCTCACTTCTTTGTACAGCATGTCCTTCAGCTCTTCGTGGGTCACCGCATAGCCTAACGCATAAGCAACGTGCGTGTAGGTAGTGATGATACCCTGAATTTCCGAATCCATCTGGATAGGTGCGCCCTGACCTTTGACCGGCATTAAACCGAAATCAGTAACTTGTACACCTTGTTCAAAAGCTTTTTCAGAATCCAAGACTTCGTAGCAAGGCAAATACTGCGGTGCATACTCTTCGTAGACCTGACCCCATGTTGCATAGATACCTGGCCATAATAGCTTCGGATGGGTACCTGTATTGATAACACCTGCTGGCATAATCTTCTCCTATTAGACGCCTGAGGCGCCAGTACCGTGCCCAAGCTCATGCACGTTGATTTGAACTAACCATTTCGCGTTTGCGCCAAAAGCATTATCGGTGCGGCGAGATAGCCCCAAGAGACGCAGTGGCAATGTTGCGGTTGTCGCTGCTGGAGCGTCCGTCATACTTGCCAACTGCCAGCCGGATACATAGCCATTGTTAGCCCCCGAAACCATTACTTGGTTCTTGCCGCATTGTGCCGCTGCGAGTTGTGTTCCGTTTGCGTGCTCTTGAATTTCAAAGATCACGTTAGGATCATCAACCACCAGAGCGAACCATTCGGCAGGATCGTTGGCGGGACGGTAAATAACGTTCAGGTTATTCGGATTGAAAATGCCACCTTCCGCCGTACCAAGCCCGACAATGACACCGCGAATTGCGCCAGTAGTTCCTGCGATTACAATACCCTGGATACCATTAGCATCCGAGGTTCCACTTGAGATAACAGGGTCGCCCACTGCAAGTGCTGTGCCGTAGCTGGCAGCAATTGAGTACACGTTGGCCTGTCCATTCCACACAGCTCCGTTCAGGTTTTTAACCGGAACGAGGCCAGCAGGACGATTTGAGTTAGCCATTTAGACCTCCAATTATTTTTTCTTACGAAAGAGTTCAGCCACGTTTTTCTTATGGCTGTTCGGAATGTAACCTTCTTCTATCTGATTGTCGCCGCGAAGGTTCGCTGCAACTTCGTCATTGAGTACCGCAAGTTTGGCTTGGTCGCTTTCCCAGTCACTCTCGGGAAGCTTCATCAGGTAAAGTCGTGTGGCTTCGCCATCCGCACCAGTGTCACCTCCGGCAACAAGACTAACTCGAGACCCCATATCGGAATTGCCGCTTGCGCTGGCATCACCACCAAGGTCAAAATTATTTACATCTGCCTCATCATCTTCCACAAAGGTGTAGCCAGCTTTTTGCGCTTGTGCTAACCGTGCTGGTGTACCCAGCATCCAGTGGAGATGGTATCCAGGAATCTCCGGTACGGCCAAACGAAGTTGGGGTACTGACATAGGGATACGTGTCTTGTCTTTTACTTTCTTTTCCGGTGCGTTGGAAGGATTCTTGTTTGCTAAGTTGTCTAAAAGATTTGCGTTCATACTATTCTCCTAAGACCATCTTGGCGTAGTAGTTCCGCCATTCGGCCTGTGTCTTGTAAAGTTTACCTTCACCAATAAATTTTTTCCCCTCAGTATCGCAGACCTTCTTCGCATCTGCGTCGAGGTCAGCATAGGTCGGGTCTTTGGAACCGCCACCACCTTGACTTCCGGTGTGATTGCCGGAGCCGACTTTCTGCGTACCAGTCCCACCATTCAGACGATAAGCTAGTTCCGCATCCACCTTGTCATAGAAGGCTTTCCCAACCAAGGCGTCATTGTCCGGATCTGCTCGCAGGGCATTTGCGATTGACAAGACGAGTGATGTTTTCCGCCTATCATTTCCGTACCAACCATTTGCATCAGCCCAAGACTTCGCAGCTGGATCAACCTCTTGAACAGGTGGAATAATAACCGGAGGGACAACAACTGCAGGTTTCTCCAGCGCGGCATTAGTCTGATTCAGCTTCTCAAACAAATCCACTTCCAGATCGGTATCACCGTCGCGCTTGGCTTGTTTAATCGCATCCAAGATCTGCTCCCGCGCCGCTTCTACCTTTTGCTTCGTAGTCTGATTGTGGAGTTCCTGCAAATCCTTAATCGACTGTTGAGTCTCCGCAAACAAATTAGCCAGTCGTTTATTTTCCGCCGCCATGTCAGACATTTGTTGTTGCAACTCTTTATTCTTCTTTTGTACGATTGGAAGAACTGTATGACCACGTTCTACAAAGGTACTTGCATCAATCCACCGAGCTTGATCACCCCGGAACTCTTCGCTCGGAACCCAGCCCATACTACGGGCTTCTTGCTCAATCGCTTCAGACATTTGACACCTCCTCTACTATCTCCATGAATATATCTCGATCGTTGATAGCGCGATACATTACGCCATCAGCCGTTCCTTTTACAATTGTACCTGCCATGCGGGAGATTAAAACTTTATCTCCCACCTTTGCGCGGGGTGGTTCGTCCGGCCAGCAAGCCGGGCCAATCGCTACAACCGTTGCGCGGGTATCCAACATCTGAAGCCGCTCGTTCACCGCATCAGGCATCACAATCAGAGAGTTCTTCTTCTCCGGTTCATACGGCTTAACTAACACCGCTCTTCCCAGTGGTTGTAATCCACTAGCGTTCTTCTGGTTCTCGTTGCTTTGGCTCATATCCTAACTCCATACAAAATGTTTCATAATCAAGGTTCATAACATCATGAACCGCTTCACAGCGTCCTATAGCTTTCGCATTTAGAATCGCCGTACCAAACTGGCTTACATCAGTATAACAGCCTGACATCCACCGTTCTTTCTCTTCCTCAACCCATTGGGGAAGCAGGCGCTTGAGAAGAATCTGCGTTATCCGATTCTCCAGCCACCCCGCGAACTCCTCCTCCTCCGGCATCCTGTCTAGCAGCGTCATATTCCATTCCTTTCAACATTGTCTCGGCTTGTTGCGTTAGTATATCATTGTGAGTCTTGAGTGCCCCAATGGCAGCTTCGAAGGCCGCAATCTGATGGCCAGCTCGTACACCACCGGCTTGCTCAATTTCAAGCGTAGCTTTCGCCATGAGTTCAACAATCTTAGCTTGGTTCAACTTCTCTTGCGTTTGTAACTGTACGACGAACTTCATTTGCTCAAACTTGATTTTCTGCTGAGCGATCTCAGACTTCATTTGCTCGATCTGAATCTTCGGATTAGGTAGCGGCCCAGTCTTCTTAATCCCTGGATAGATAATGTCAATCCCGTCTACGTGTAGAGTTTTCAGCCACTGCCGCTCAACCTGTTCGTGATCGTACCCAGGTGTTGTCATGGCAGCTTGCTTAACCATTGTAGCAATCTGATGTCGCATAAGCTCCGACACGACATTCGGATCAGCCGCTGGCATTATGTTGTAAGGCGGGGCTACGAGGTAGTCACGGCGTTGTACAGTAACTTTACCATCACCGAAAGTAACTGGCTCCGGTGACATATTCAGTGCGTTCAAGATGTAGAGTTTCGCAAGCTCTTCCTGCATGGATGACCAGACACGTTTGAAGATAGCTTTGTAGATCTTCATCCCTTGTTCGACAAGGGTTTGTGTAGTGCCGGCAGGAGTGTTCTGCCCGGGGTTTTCCCCTACTTGTGTTTCCGTTGTTCCTGATATACGACCTGTGAAAGTAATCAGGAGGTTAAGTAGTTGGAACAATACTGTAGAAGGCTCCCGAACCGGAAGGGGGAAGACGGATTTCTTTAGGTCATCCCCCGCCACATCCACTGTCTTCCACTCGAGCGGGGCGAATGTATACTGACCTCCCCGCATCTTCGCACCACGTGTGAGGAAACCCCCCGCACTATTTGACATTGTACCAGCATCCGTCAGCTGATTAATAATCGTATTCGTAGCCTCATTTAGAGGCCCGAGAAGCACACCAAAGCCAAGGCCATAAGCAGAGCCATCGGGAGATGGGATGAAATGGTATCCTGTGAAATACTCCGTAGGGCGAATCTTAATAACACGCCCATCTGATAACCGATCCACACCGCCCCACTCAAAACGAGTAACCAAACGAAGGAGAGTATGAGAGCTTTCTTCAATCGTTGCGATATAAGGTTCACGATAACCGTCACCATCTAAGTCTAACCAGCAGTGTTGTTCGAGTGTACGGAAGGGGGTATCCTCATCCGATTGGGGTACTGGAGCAGTTTTCCCTGTGCGGGCATCCTCCTGCGTTTGATGCTGACTGGTCGGGATAGTTGCGTTCTGTTCGTACCAAGCATCCTTGAGTACATTACGGAACACACCAGACATACAACTCTCATACATATCATTGCGGTAGACAGGTATAACATGAGTCTTACGAACAGCTGTTTCAACTGACTTAGCATAGTAATCCATAACAAGATCGTGGGCGAGAACAAGCTCACTCTTGTTAGTAAATTCAGACGGTTTGTGGAAGGTCTTGATAAAGGCACTTCCGATAATAGGGAGGGCAAGAAGAAGGCGGTCATGCTGTTCTTCCCAAGCACGATCCTCATACCCGACTTGATAACTCATGTGGGCGGAGATACGGTCGCCACGAGCCTTTGCCTCGCCTGTAGGGTCGTTCCCAGAGGAGCGGTATTTCACAAGGTCAGGACCTTGCAGCAACGCTGGGAAGGCTTGGGAATGGAACTGCAAGGCGGCTATTGTGACAAGGGGAAAGGCGATGTTGGAAGCATTCGGCCACGGGAATGACTTACTCGATGTTATCTGGAGGGCGAGGTTCATCGCGGCATCTGTACGACGCTCCCATTTCACACGGGATTGTTTATCCCTCTGATAGCCTTCCCAAACATGTTCGCCAAGAGCTTGCAAATCCTCCGCAGGGACTAAGTCTGTGAGGTTTGGCTTGAGTGTGAACTCTTTTGTTAGGCGAATTGTTTTACTTAATCTGAGCATAACATCCTTGCATGATTGGCAAACCAGTAGGGCACTTGTGGATCTTTGTGGTACGCATAGCTATCAGCGTAACCCCAACCGCATAACGAATAACAAGTAACAAATGATTCGGACTTCTTACAACCTGTCTACCAGAGAGGGAGTTGTCGCCCCCGGCCGCTTTTTCAAACTACAAATCCGAGGAAACCAAAAAGGCCTTAAAGTCAAAACCCCCTGAAGGGCGTTGCTAGTAGCCTGTTACCTGATTCCTACCTTGCGAATCCCGTGGATCACTCCGCTTAAACTCTTGTTCATCTTCCCCATCGAAGTCTTCATCTTCCACATCCGCTACCGTATCGAAGCCTTTAACCAAGAGGGCGGTGGAATCGAATTCGTCATCCTGCACCGCGTCCGAAGTTCCTGTGAAACGAAGGACAATCCCTTCATACACCCCGTACCATGAGGCATCTTTGTCATACCGCATACCACCAGCGCGGGAACGTCTTTGAAACGGGCGACCTCTGGTTGCTTTATCGCTCACTGGATTAATCGTTACGCAGTTCAACCAGACACCGCGCTCCCGCATCTCCTTCTTCAGGGTCGGCCACATCGACTTCCAGATAACCCCGTCCTCGACAAACCAGTATTCGGGAGCCCACTTAGCTTCAATCTCGAACATCACTTCCAACCATTCGAGGGTGTCCCAGCGGTCAGCCCGTTGATCGACCACATGAATGAGGTTGCTCGAATCTTTCCCCCCGACTGTGAAGGAGGTCTTGTTCGCCTTATCCCGCTTACTCACAGCGAAGTCACAACCAACTGCCATTACCTTTGAAACCTTGTGATCCCTGTCATCCATCGGCAGGAGGTCCTCTTTCCGAATATATGCTTCCGAGTTGTCGAAAGGGTCATTCAGGTACTCTTGCGAATAACCTGCGGGGTCGCCTTGGGCAATGAACCCTTGCCGAACCGTCTTCAACCTCTCTTCACTCCACATCTCTGGCCACAGGATGTTTGAGAAATCGTCGAAGGCTTCGTGCGCCTTGTACAACCGCGAGACCCATGTAGGATCTTTCATTATGCGGGCGAGCATAGCATCTTCGTGAAGAATCGTACCGTGCCACCGAATCTTACAGCCCCGACGACCCAAGGGCAACAGGGCTCGCATAACCCACTTCCGAAACTTGCTCCGCCGATCTACGTTCTCAACCTGCTCGTCCTCTTCCATATCGTCGCAGATGATGAGGCCAGGTCGTCTACCATTCCACTTAAGGCCGCGTAACTTTTGGCCTGCACCACGAGCAATCAGACGGAACTCGTAGGGGTGTGCCTCCCCTTTCTGCATGCGGCATCGAACGATAATCTCTCCTTTCGAATCAACAAGAAACTTGTCGATGAGGAAGGCTGCCCGTAGTTCGTCGTTGTCCCGTAGTTCCTTTGCGATGTCTCCAAGGTGTCCGAGGCTTAACTCCTCCGTCGCACTCACCAGTAGGACGTGGGGTTCTACGCGGAAAAGGACATTCGCAAGACTGTAATCATGTGTCAGTGCCGTACTCTTTGCGTGACCTCGCGGAGCTGCCACGCCAACCATCAGATGCTCCGCACAATACAGTTGCCACCATTCGCGATGGCAGGTCGGAGTTGGCTGCACATCATCATACATGGGGGAGAGGTAGGTTCCTGCAAAGCCCTCAAGCAACTCCCATGTTAGGTTAACTGTCACAAGAAAGTCTTCTCCGCGAATACGCTCGGGGAGATCTTACGATCCAGTATCCATCGAAAGGCAGTGAGGGCTCCTAGGATAAACTGCAGATGTCCGGTAGCCTCGACACCCTGACGACGTTCATCCAAACGCTTCACCTCGTCGAGGATAGTTTTATCCCAGATTTCTATTGTAATCATACTGCCCCCGATTCTACGGCGAGTAGGCCGAATAGTTGGAAGGTCAAACCGGACGATGTCACCATAGTACACATGACTTGATAGACAACTCCGGCGACACCTCCCATTAATTTCTGTGTAACCTGTGTTCCCGAATTACTTGCCCCCCCGTATACCATTGCATTAGGAACAGGATCTACACCACTGTAGACTGTCACGACAACAGAGGAACCGAAAATTGTGTCAGAAACCCCCATCCGACTTACGAAGTCAAATACATACGGTAGAATCTCCCCCACAAGTTTCGGCTGGAACTGAATCCGACTCATCCAGGCTGCCCTGCCATCGCAGCGTGTTGACGGACGGCTTCCGCCCCTTTCGGCTCAAACTGTTCCTTCAGTGGGTTGACACCGAGAAGGGAACGATCTTGCAACTTCCCTCCATCGGGGGGGCAAGAGCCAACTCGTGGCATTACCTTCCCGCCGTGTGTTTTTTTACCTGACGACTTCGACATTGCATTCTCCTAATAGTTGGGTCGAGGGGCGCAGCGCAGGGATGGAAGATCCCCCGTAGGCTTGCCCCCGCAATTGCACTAACCTCTCAGCCAGATTCTCAATATGCCCTGCATTGATAACGGTTGTCTGTGGAGCTTGATTCCCCCCCATCCCAATTGCTTTCGCACCGAGTTCCAACGCCCGAAGTGCCACAGCATCCGACACACTGCTTGCCGGCTTCCCCAGCTTCTCCATCAGCACATCGAGACTTCTCGACACGAGGGCTTTCATTCGTTCCTCCAGCGTCGCCCGAATCGCGGGGTCAACCAGCTCTTCTTTCCGCATCTCGAGCCGTTCACGAAACGCATCACTCGTAAAGATGATCGAGACCCACGGTGCGGTGTAGCCAAAGTGCGCTGCGATCTGGTTC